AAGTCAGTTCCTAAGTCGCTGAGTAAATTAGTGTAGTCTTGTTCTTGCATTCTGTCGCTTTATCTCGTCGGTGTGGTCTATGTGATAACTAACTATATTTAAAAATTCTTTCAGTCCTAAGTTAAAAAAGTAATCCCATTTGGTCTTGTCGTGTCCAGCAAGGTTATCTATTGTTGCAACCCATCCCCATTTAGTGTTAAAGTTCTGAGCTGGCTCTCCATCGTTTCCGCTTGACTCAGGAAATAGTTTAGGATATTGTCCGATAATTTGGCGGATAGAGTGCAAAAAAAAAGCATGATTGGGTAAGCATCTTTGATTTTCATTTTGTTCAAAAGTAGTTCGCTTATCTCGTCGTGTTCATCTCCGTTATACTTTCCAGCTTTTCCAAATCTCCACTTAATAGGCCTGATACAACTTGCCACTATCCTGTGTATGTTGTCCAATGGATTAGACTTTGCAAAGTGGGTAATGTCAATAAACTGAGCTGAGCTTATTTGGCTTAATCGGTAATCAATAAAAAACCATTTACCGCCTACCTTTACTTTACTTTTGTAAACTGCCTTGATTGGTTGGGCTTCCAACTTCTCAAAGTCTGAGTATAACTCAATCACTTGGGCTGAGGTCATGCCATCAAAGAACTCACGCTCCACCTTAAACAAGATTGAAAGCTTTTGCCTTTTCGCTTCAAGGTCGCTTCCCTTCACCGAGTTTAGCTCTATGAAGTCTTTTAAGGTTAAATTGTAGTAAATACTTTTCATTCTATTCTATATATTTTTTTAAGCCCTGATTGTAACATATTGACCTCTTCTATGTTCTTGTAACTTCATTAATGCCAAATACCTTGTAGCGTCTATTAAGTGATTATTAAAGTCAACTGGTTCGTTTACTATCTTGCCTGCTTTGTCCGTTTTCCATTTGTAGGTGCGGAACTCCTTTTGTAGGTTGTTGCCTATCAGGTTTAGTCGGTACCGTCTAAGAATGTCAATTGAGTTTATAATGCTGTCCTTTCCCTTTTGGGTTGGTTTGATGTTAAAGCCTAACCTATACACTTCCTCAATACTTTTCGGTTCAGCTGAGTCGGCAAAGATTTCCTTCCGAGCTATGCCCATGTCTTTTAACCTTTCGGCTATATCCTGATTGGTCAACTTTCTTTCGTATAACTCCTCCTTAACATACAGTTCCTGCTCATACTTCCAAACTGAAACAAGTGCAGTAGGGTCGGCACTAAAACCCCAGTCTAACCCGTAACCAACAAAATTGGCGTTATCTGGTACCGCTAATTGATTGGTCCAGTTGTTAAAGACTAAGCCCATGAGCTGGCCTCGTTCACCAAGTCCGAATATTTTCCAATATTCCGGGTCGGCCTGCTCTAAACTTTCAATCTCTTTTTTAAGTGCATCAGGAAGGTGCGGATTATCCTTGTAGGTTGTGATGATTAGGCCGCAATCTTCTCGGGTTAATACTTGATCATAAATCCAATGTTCAAAGTCTGAAGGGTTGTAATCAATTATAACTTTACCGGTAGTTCTAAGTAGTAACTGCCTCCAGTCTTCTAAGTCAATCTCATTCGCTTCATTAACAAATAGGATATCTCGTTTTCTACCTCGTATTTTCTGCGCATCATCCACGCTAAAGAATTCAATAAGGTTTTTATTTAGCAGGTAGGTGTTTTCTGACTTGTTATGGTCTGCCTCGTTATAGTACCCGATTGAATTAAGTATCTCAATAAAATCCCTCATTGCTGAAGACTTCAAAGCAGGAAGTGTTTTCCTTACTATTGAAATGGTCATGCCCTGATGTTTCAAACATAATCGGATAAGCCATTGTAAGGCTGAGTAAGTCTTTCCCGAACGAGTGCCACCCTGAAGAGCGATTATCCTTTTGTCCTTAACTGCCTTCTCTAAAAAAACAAAGTTAGGATTAAACATTACTCAATCGGTTTTGTCAACCATTCAGGTAGTTTATTGACATTAATATTCTGCTCAGTTTGAACCTTCTCGGTTAAGCCGTTTAGTCGTTGAGTTATGCTCGGATTGTAAACCCCAGCCAAGCCACCTTGTATCTGGTCTTCTCTGATTGCTTTGCGTATCGTGTGACAGATAGTGGCAAAATCGCTGTATCTTTCATCCTTATTTGAAAAATAATCCCCTAAATCGTTTATAATGCCTTGCTCAAAACAATACAATTCAAACCCTTCCATTGTCAAAGCTCTTTCCCTCTCCTCATAAACTGACTTTCCGTCCTTACCTACAAAGGTGTGTTTCAAAATGGGATTAGATTTAGCCTTCTTTTTGTATGCGCTAAATAATTCCATCATTTTTTCAGGACTTTCAATAGCTTTATTTCTTCCTTGTGACATAATTAAATAACTCCTTTCTTAATTCGTTTATTCTTAATATATTAAAATTGGTGTAAATTTCTTGATATAGGGCTTCGCCTAAGTCTTCTCTTAACTCTTTACTGTCTATTAGCCTTTTTATATTTTTAAACCAAGTGTTCTTTTTTGCAGTTAGGCAGTTTATTCCATGTTTAGCTATATTGGTGTATGGGTACTGGTCTGAAACTACAACGGGAAGTCTTTTAGCCCCCATCTCCATCATTTTTAATTCTGACTTACAGCGGTTAAATTCGGTATCCTTTAAAGGAATCAAACCAACGTCCATTAAATCGTAAGCACTTGCGTAAGTAAAGACATCCATTCCGTTTATTCTGCAGTACTGGTCCTCTGCTATCTTGTAACCTGAAGTAAAGATTTTTTGATATTCGCTCCAAACTGAATCTCCCTCTACAAAACCGCTCAAAACTACCCTATATTTTTTGCTGGTGTCAGGATTGGCGTTTAACTGCATAAAAGTATCAGTCAGCATCATTACGTCATGAAAGTGAGTTACGCTACCGCTCCAGCCAATATGCACTTTATCGGTTTTTAAGTCTTTTACTTTTTGATCAGGCTTAAACTGGGGTTGATTAAAGTCAATAGCGTTCGGTATAACAAACACATTAGGGTTGTATTGTTTAACTTTTTGAGCAAGATACTCAGTAGGCACAGTTACAGCATCCGCCATTTTAAGATTGTACACTATTTGCTCAGCTGTCTTATTTTGAACCCAGTCCCTTTTCATTAAGTGGTCATGTGGTAACTGCCAGTCATCATCTCTGTCAATAATTACGGGAATACCTAATCGTTTAAGTTGCGCCCAGAGTACTTCTTGAAATCCTTGTTTACTTACTACTGAACTTGTATAAATTAGGTCAAACTGCTCAAAGAATGAATCTTGTTGCTGGTCTATTATCTCAACTGAGGTTACTTCGTAGCCTTCCCCCATATTCTCAAAGGGCATTAATAAGCGGTGGTATTCAACTCCAGTTATTGGTTTTGGTATAATTACAAGTATTTTCATTTCTCAGCTACTATTTGTTCATGACCTACTTTGAACCTCTCAACTGAAATCGGAATAAACCCAGCCTCTACCAACATATGTTTCATGTGTTGAATATCATAAATCCAAATATGTTCTATTTCGTGAAAAGAGCTTTCCTCGTAAAGTCCATCCTCTAAAATCATTGGAGCTTGAATGATTAACCTTCCACCATTAACTAAAAGTCTGTGGCACTCCTCTAAGAATCCTTTTCCGTCTTCAATGTGTTCAATGACATCAAGTGCGATAATGTTTGAGAATTGCTCACTTTCCCAATTGCCAGTTATCTCTGGGAAAAACCCAAAGTGTAAGTCTGAATCTTTGGCAAGTCCTTGTATATCGTTTTTATATCTTTCGTCTATCTCAATGCCAGTACATTTGAACTCTTCTGATAAGTCCCCTAAAAGGATACCTGGCGCACATGCTATCTCAAGTACTTTTTTTGGTTCAATCTTAGTCAAAGCGTTTTTAACAAGTACGTTCTTTTCTACTACGTTTCCAACTTGCTGGTGAATAGTTGAATGGTTTGCACTTGGTGACCAATAATCATTGAAATAAATATCTTCAGGTTTATGGAAGTAATTACTTTTGAAACTTCCGTTTTCTAATTTTGTATAATGCTCTTTCATAGTTTTTTAATTATAGCTTGAATTTGATACTCTCCGTTTCCATGTTCTTCTGGTCTGTCCTTATTTGTGCAACTGTCGTGTACATCAATTGAGATAATCTCAAACTCATATTCTTTGCAACCTTCCTCAATTATCTTTTTTAAACTTCTTGTATCTGGCAACTCTTCAGTTTCAGGTAAAATAAAGAATTTATGGTCTCCGTTCCATCTACTTGGTAAGGTTGTTCTTCTTTCGTAAAGGTCTCTATGTGGTACTGCTATAATCAAATGTCCATTTGGTTTTAAAATACGCATCCAATTATGAATAGCTAACTCAGGCTGGTTCAAATGTTCAAGCAAATGACTGTTATAAACTGTATCGTAAGTTTCATCTGCTACTCCTTCCATTATTTCAGCGTTGCCATTGTCTTTATCCCAAGTGTCGCAATCATGACTTACTGGGTCTGCTCCATCCCATGTTTCAAGTCTACCTACTCCAATATCAATAACCTTTCTATTATCAATGTACTTTTCAAAGAATCCCTCTTTTAGTCTTCTTTCTTTTGCTTTTGTTGTTTCTGACATTATATTAAATTGTTTAAAGCGTGTTTAAATCCGTTTTGATTAAATACATCGTAAAACTCCCCACCTGCTGGGATAACATTAGGACAACCAAAGCAAACCTCTAATATTCTTTCCGTTTGTAGTTGCTCAGCTATCGCAAAACACATTGACTGATTTCCGATAAATAATTTTGAGGCTGAGATATAGTCTTTAAGTTCGTTGAAGTCGTTTACTTTTAGATGTTCAAGTCTTGGCAAGGTCTTTTTCATTACTTCAAATTCATCCTTAGTTCCTGCAAATAATTGTTTTAAGTCGTAATCATTCAGAATTGAATAATCAATCTGTCCGTTCTGGTAACGGTTAGTTCTGTTGATTAACAAAAAGTCCTCTTTAGGTTTATCTGAAGTAAAGATAGGACCTTCAATGTCAAATATTAATTGAGGATGAGCAAAATAATACCATTTTTTAATATCTCCAGCTCCTAAGTTTAAACCAATATTCCTAAACTTGTCTAAGTCGTAATCAATTTTCTGGCCATTGTAAGGCATTACATCAGCGATAAAGTCACAACTAAGAAGTAAAGGCTTGAGCATTTTAAACATATACTCGTTTAGCATCACGTTGCCGAGTGGGTGTCCTGCCATAATGTGTCTTAAAGGTTGATTCAAATGCAAATAAAGTACGCCTAAAGACTCATTATCTTGACAAGCCTTTCTAATTGCGTTTAGTGAGTAAATAATATCGCCAGTATTACCGCTGTGTTTAAACTTTAGCATTTCTTTTCTTTTTAGTTTGAGGAACAAACTTATCAAATTGGTTGAATACCCTACTTAGTAACTCTTGAACACAACTTTGACAACCTAAGTTTCTCGGTGGTGCGCCAAACATTTTAGACCATGCTTCCTGCACAATGTGAAAATCTATGTTGGTAAAAGTTGAATGATGTTCAGTTTTGTAGACTTCCCATTTATGTTTTAACGGAAGGAGTAAATCGTAAATCTCTTGATTCATTGCGTTATTTTTTTAAAGATGATAGAAGACATGACTGCACTAAAACAAGCGTAACCAAAGGCATATAAATTAGGTTCTTTAATTAGAAAAGTTATTAACCCAATCCAAAAAGATAGGCAGTAACCACAGCTTAAAGGTTTTTTAGGGTAAGTGTTAAAGTTCTTCCTCCAGAAATCTATTATTGTCTGGCTCAATACATACCCTGCCGAACCAATCAAAATGCAAATTATTAAATTGTTCATGGTGTTTTGTTTTTAAATAGTTTATAGTTTGTAAAATTGAATGCCTGACTGCTCCGTACTTGATGTCTACCAGATTACTTATTTTTCTAAAGTCACCGAATTGTATATAAAGTTTAAACAGCTCTCGGTCGTATTCTTCAAGCTCGGCTATTGAGTTTTCAATGTCTTGAGTAAATTTCTCATTTTCATTCTCAAAATCACTACTTTCAAAATCGCTTTCTGTTTTAATCTTGTTAAAGTTGTTGGTGTTAAATTCAAAATGTTTATATTTTTTAGCGAATGGGCTGGTATAAGATACATAAGAGTTGCTTACTATCTTGTAGAATAGATAAGTCAAGTAGTTGTTTTTGTGCGCATCTAATATCTTTTGTTCGTCTAAGTCGTAAAGAGTCAATATACATTCGTGTAAAAGGTCGTCGGTGTAATATTGATGCGAGATTTTCTTGCAAATCTGCATTGGATTTGGGCTATTGTAAAACTGAAGTATTATCTCGTTTTTACTCAGCATAAATTCCAATAAACTTGTTACCCATATTTCTCAAGTAGATTCTTTGACTTATTAAAATTTGATTTTCGTTCTTATACTCTTTGACTATTTTTAAAAACTCCTTAGCCTTGAATATGTATTCCTTCAAATCTTCTTTATCCAGTTTCATTTCTCTGTAAACTTCAGGTAACTTAGTGACTAACTTTAGCCAATCAGCCCCGAACACATCTATTAACCCCTTTGTAAATCCTATTGGATTGCCTGACTTATAGAGATTATCAGCTACCGATTGCGAGTAAATGTTGTGTAAGTTAAATCTAAGACTTGGATAAGCACCAACCGAGTAATAGTGTCCTGCTTGGTCGTTTGATTTGTATGGTCTTCCAGAGCTAATACAGTTAAAACCAGCGTCAATCTCTCGCACTATCTTGTTAACTATTATTTGCAGTTCCTTTCTGTAAGTGCTGATAGTCTTGGCTGCTTCTCTTAGCTCTTTTTTTATTTTAGTCTTTTCTTTCTTTTCGTTTTTACCTTTGTTTTTCTCAGCTAACAATATAGCGCAAGCTGGGGAGCATACTTGTTGAAGTGGTTTTAATGGTTCAAATTTAACCTTGCAGATTTTACAAGTTTTTTGTTTCATTAGAAAGGTAAATCGCTTTTCTCAGTTAATGCAGTCTTTTTTAGATTCTTAGCAGTACCAATAAACTTTCTCGGCTGTTTTGCTTCTCTTTCGGCTTGGCTCTGGTTAATGTAGGCTGTCAAGTCATTACCGAACTGGTCAGGTTCTTTTCTATCAGTTACGCAAATTGAAAGGTACTTCTTTCCATTTTTGGAAGTAAAGATTTTGTCTTGAGGAATGTCACTTAGACAAAGGTTTATATTAATTAGCATTTTTTATAAATTAGTTTTTTAAAAGTATGCAGGTCTTTCCCTGCGGTCAATAAAGCTTAAGACTTACCAACGATAAATGGTACTTTATGTGCTTGTTCGCATTGCCAAAACCAGTGTATATAATAGTTTCGGTTGCTCATCGTGTCATTGTGTAACAAATTTAAATTTATTTGTATCGGAGTTTTTAACTTCTTTTTCACAATTCAAGCACATTTATTCGTGTTGCTAAATCGTAATTCATTTGCTCCAGTTCTATAATTTTAGCTTTAGCCTCGTCTAATTTAGTTAGTGCGTACATTTCGGCAGTCAGCATCTGACTAATTGTGTCGTGGACTTTGTAAAGTAACTTTAACTGGTCAAGTTTAGCGTTCCTTAAAGTCTCATCAGGTATCTTTGAAATTTTGTTCTCTGAATCGTTCAAAAAGTTTTCCAAGTCTATTACGGCTTGAATTCTTTGAGGTCGCCTTCCTATTCTGCGTTCAATGTCTGCCATTGCGTGATTGGTTAAAGTGAAATTAAATTGTCTGTCTTGTTGAGCTTTGTAGTACTCGTAGCGTTCTAAGTGGTTCATGTTATTTACCATTTAATTTCTCTCTAATTTTTGTAGCGGATATCTCTTGTATTTCTTTTGATAAAATAATTTCTTCTATTTTATATCCAACACCTCTTCCATAACATATATTTGTTATATTAGGTACAACAAGTATTTCATATTTATCTTTATATTCTTTTAAAGCTTCATTTATGTTATCTTTAATTTTTTCAATATCAAAAGGATTGTCTTTTGATTTAGGCATAGACCTAATCATAATTATGACTTGCCCTGTTTTTTCTAATGTTTTTTTAAAAAGTTCTTGATGGCCTTTATGCCATGGCTGCCACCTTCCCAACATCATTGCAGTTGGTTTGGTATAGTCAATCATTTTTCTGTATAATTAAAGTTTATAACTATTCTATATTTTGTGTCTGTTTGTTGAACAGCCCTATGTTTTAAGTTGTTGTCAAAAATAACAAATTGATTTGCTATGGATTTTACTTTTTCACCTGTTTTAAATTCTGTATATCCATTGTTTGTATTAACATAATATATAGCTGTTTTTCCTTTTTTTATTTTTCTTTTTTTAAATTCATTCACAGCATCTATATGCCAATCAGAGATGATCGCTTTATTTTGATTAACAGTAAAGTTTACTCCAACTTGAATTAAGTCTTTAATATTCAATTTTATTGCAAATGGTATTATTAATTTTTCATAAAAATTACTGTTCATTTTACCATCTGTTATAACAGTATTATAAAAATAAAAAAATAAAATAATGCTATATAATATA